CTGCCGCATCATCGGTGAGATTCATGACTACTCACTGGCTGAAGTGATAGCCGAGTTTTCAGATGGAGATACCCGCAAAGCAGAAACCCTGGCCAATATTTACCGGAGTGTTGACCCCACCCTTATTGGGAATATGTACGGCAACATGACCAGTCTCAATGTTGATCGGCTGGACTTCTTTATGCCAACAGACCCGTCACTATGCAGGGTTATTGAGGTATGGAAGCTAGAGAGTAGAGCCAAATACCTGTGCCATGACACTCTAAAAGGGGAGATTTACTGGACACACCTTGATCAAAAGGCCGCTATTGATGCTGAGAATGCCGTACGTGCTGCTGAAGCTGCCCGTTTCGGAATCCAGCCCAAGTTGATAAATTACAAGTGGGGAGTACATCGGTTTTGGTATTACCGCTTCCTTTCACCATATTGTGATGTTTTGAAGGAAGGTGATACAGCCTACTGGCACAAGTCGCACCCCTATATCATTAATCGCTTCAACTCTATTGATGGGAAGATCCACTCTTTTGTGGAGAGCGCCATCGACCTGCAGAAGATGCTCAATCGTAACCTTACCCTGGCTGACTTCATTATCGGGGCCAGCGCTAAGGGCTTGTTGATGATTGCTGAAGGTACTATTCCTGAAGGATACACCATACAGGACTTTGCCGACCAGTATCGAAAGGTGGGAGGTGTCATTCTGTATACCCCGAGAAAGGATTTGCCTGATGGTGGTGTTCCCAAGGAGGTCATGAGTCGTTCTTCAAACGTTGGGGTATCTGAAATGATTGCCCTTATCCGTTCGCTGATGCCGGACACCACCGGCGTCCATGGAGCCCTGCAAGGGCAAAAAGCCAATTCGGGAGTTTCAGGCCGTCTGTATGAAGCCGAGGCTAACAATGCAGCCGTTAACCTGATGGAGGTCTTTGAGTCGTTCAAATCCTTCCGTTTGGAACGTGACAAAAAGGTTTGCCAGGTCATGCAGCAATTCTACGAATCACCGTTCTACATCAACATAGCCGGCAAGGAATATTCCAGGGAGGCAAAGTGGTATGATCCTAAGAAAGTAAGATATGCGGACTTCGACCTGTCGTTGAGCGAATCCACCAGCAGCGTCAACTACCGTGCGGTGATGAACGAATACCTGCTTGAGTTGTGGAGAAACGGTGCGATAAGCGTCAAGACAATGCTGTCCAACTCCTCGTTACCTTTCGCTGACAAGGTTTTGCAATCGATGGAATCTGAAGAAAACGAGATGGCCGATCAGCAGGCAGCTATGCAACAAGCCGGGTTGATCGGTGGCCAGCAAATGCAGCCGGTAGCATAGTAAACCTATAGGTTGATAATGAAAAAAAGCCGTGGGGGTATCCTCACGGCTTTTTCTTCAATTGTGCCTTTTTTTCTTGACCGGTGTGCCGATGCTAGGTTTCACCTTCCGTAGTAATCTCACGTATGCTCTGTACTTCTTAGCCATTCTGATCCTTTCATTTTTTGATGCAGCAACACCATTCCTTTCGGTTGGCGTGTAGTAGAACGCCTTATTCTGCAATTCAAGGGCTCCCGAATTTTTGGAAATAAGACCGTTTTTCTTTTGAACCTTTACCTGGTCACGGTCAACAACCATGAGCCCTCCCGATAGAGTCGGTACGACATAATACTTACGGTTCTGAATGTAGTGCTTGTAGTCGGCCATCTTGCAAGCCATCTTCAGCCTAAGCTTCATCTTGGCCAGGAAGAGCATATCTCCCAGCCACTGCTTTGATTCGTTGATAAAATTCTCCATACTTAAAAATCTGATGTGGTTAATAACTTTTTCGTTGGTAGCTTATTCTTGTTGAGTGTTTTGAGCGCCGGCAGGGCGTAGTATTTGAAGTCATAGCAGACGTGCAAGCCTATGAGGCGTGACATAACCCTGTCGTCATGGTTGCCATCAACGGCCCCGTAGTTACCATCATCCGTCAACGATGAGCGTCTTTGTTTGTCTGTTCGTTTGGAATCCATAACGTGTGACGGTGCCTCCCTTAATGGTCTGTGGTGATGTTCTTGCGTAGATGTTGTCGTAGACACCAGCGATCTCTTCCAGGATAAACTCCCCGTGGGAGCCTTCCGTTTCCTCCATTTCGTAAGTGTTGGACTCGAACACAAGCAGTGCATTATTGTAGGCTGTGGCAATCATGGCGGCCAGCCATGCCAGCTTATCATGGTCCACGTGTCCATGCCATTCGGCAACCACCTCGGGAACACCGCCCGGCTCCATCATATACTCTCGGTTAAAGACTGTGATGCAGGACGGGTCGGACTTATCAGAACGACCACCAATGTCAACGGCCACCACATACTGCCTGGTGATGTTGTTTTCCTTGTTGGGGTATTCCCAAATCTGTAGGTTGCCCCGTTCGTTCTTGACAAAGCGGACATTCTGCAATGCTTCTTTTCCCCTATCACCATCCGAAACCACGTCTACCGTAGCTATCGGGTCAATGCAGTTTCCTGAATGACGAAGAATGTCCTCGAGCCTGAAAACAGGGTTGCCGGTGGATTGGAATGCTTCATGGGCGAAAGACGGGAATTCGGATTTCATGCGCCATGGTTCCTTATCCAGGCTTTCCAGACGGTACCAGTTGATCTGTTCGAGCGTTGCCGGTGTCTTGGTCCAAAGCAGCCATTCATACTCACTCATCTCACTAATGAAGGTGGAGTAGTTATCAATGGGTACTGAGTACATATCGACCTCATACCAGGCAACAAACACCGGTGTGAATGCAGACTTTCCTGTTGTGGCCCTCAACCATTGGTTGTGAAAGAACGTTCCAACACCCTTTGCTGTTGATTCGTAGACTACCATCGTGTATGGCCGGTACATTATACCTGAGGTGACAGCCTGTACAATATCTTCAGGCTTCTTGCCCTCAGTCTTTTTCCACAGACCGACCTCTGAAAGGTGGGCCATGGAGATATTTTCAGAACGGACACCATCGGGCTTCTCAGCCGAACCAATTGTTATGCGGCAGTTGGTGGCCTTGATGATGGATGTCTTTTGCGAACCCTGGTATGGTGATAGCTTAATTGGCTCCCTGGCAAAAGTAGGAGGGTAGTTGGTTATGGCTTTCTCATACATCCCCTTGATGATACGTGAGGCTGTTTCCAGGTGGGCACAGATAACGCTGTTCCAGTTTTTTTTGTGAATGATCTGGATCCAGGCCATGTATATCTGCGTCAGCGTTGAGCCACCCCATTGCCTGGCCTTACAAAGAATGATGCGTATGGGTAAACCTGCCAATCTTAAATCCTCGAAGGATTTAAGCAACTTGCGCTGGCCAGGATTGAGGATGAAGGGGCAGTCTTCACCACCCTCCTTTGGGGTGATGAGGATATCTACAGCTGCCCAAAACTCAAAGTCATATTGGAACCGGCGTTCACAGAGTACACACCAAACGCCATGTCTTGTGCTATCTGTTGCTGGCGTGTTCAACCTTTCGGTAAGGTAATTGTCGATAGATCCAAATGAGAGGACATCGGCCACGATTGCATCGTCAAGCATAGCGATGGGCAACCACATGGTAGGTGGTGGCGCCCCATCCAAGAACACCCGCTTCCGCTCGACAGACGTTGAGCCTTCCCCCGTGAACGGGTTGTACTCCTCAGCCTTGCGTCTTGCGGTGATGCGTGCTTTGTTTTCAGCTATGATCTTCTTGACGTTCGTCATTTTCTATCTGGTTGTTGCCTTGCCGGTGAGGAAGCCGATACCGAGCATGTCGGCTGTCTCCGTGCACACATCCTTGTTTGAGGTGTTGAGCAGCCTTGTTTCGATCTTGTTGCCATTGACGGCTGTGACGATGAACCATCGCTTGTTTCTCAACTCAATGATGTCGTTAATCGATAGAGCCATGTCCCTGTATGAATACTTGACCACTAGGGTACAGTATTCAAACCCCAATACCATGCCCTTCTTGGGTATCTTGTATTGTGCATAGATAGGATGCACCTGTTTGACAGTAAACTCAATCATTTTTTTTGCCTTTTTGGTCTATTCAACCGTGTGATTATCTCAGCATTTAGTAGTACTGGCTCCCCATCATTTCCCTTTCCTACCTCGTTGCCTGAAACCAAGTATGCAGGAATCAACCCTTGAATGAATTCATGCCAAAGCATTGAAAAGTCGTTACAGTAGCCTTCAGGCGTTTCATCAAGATTGTGTATGGTGTTGCCATCAATCCTTACTGGGAATACAAGCCGCAATTCATCATTGATATTCTCAAGTTCAAAGACAGACACGCCCGCCTCCGTGCCGATCCGTTTCCCTGAACGATAAATACCACTTTTTCCGCACTTGGGGATCCGCTTGAATCGCAGATAAACCTTCTTCTTTTCGTTGCCGCCTGTCATGCTTCCTTATTGTCGATGAATAAAGGGTAGTTGATAGCTGTCTGAAGGATATATCCAAAGGCGAACCCCATTGCGTGAACACCCCAAGCCATATGTGGAATGAAGGCTGTTACTGCTGTTACGATGAATACCGGTATAAATGCCTTAAGTTTCGCCCTGGATTTACTCATGAGCATCCCAGATAATGCCCAAAGGACACCAGAAAAGCCAACTGTTGGTTCATAGGCCCCCAGGCTTGCAATAATCGCTGATATGACAACAAAGGGTAGTAAGAACCAGCGAAGATTTACATACCGGATTACAAAATAGTATCCGAGAATATTGGTGGCCAGGTGTAAAACAGAAGCATGAGAGAATGCGTAAAGGATCCTGTTCTGTATTGGGCATCCGGTGTTTACCGGGAAATTAATCCCGAGCATGTACAGAATCACTAACAGTATTGGGATAACGTATTTCATTTCGCTTTGGATAAAATGTTTTCAATAGTGCCCCTGGTGATGAAAAAGCATGACGCCTTGGTGGACAGAACCCTCTCCATGGTTGCCGACTTGCATTCACATGGGGTAAGGTTTCTTTCACTGGTGTACTTGTCGTAAATCTCTTGATACATCCGCTTTTTGATTCCACTTCTTTTTATTGGCCTGCCTTTATTGATCATTGATACAATCCTCATTGCCTCCTCTGTGCTGATGTAATACCTTGGCGCTGGCTCTGTGGAAACCATATTGATGATATGCTTTCGACTCACATATGGAGCGTCTTTCCCTATCCGTTTTATAACTAACCTTTCAGCTTCAAGGAGGTCTTTTGTTCTTTCGGCAATCAATTCGTTGGACTGTTTCATGGGTTCTAATGCAAGGGGTACAGCAAATATAAGTGATATTTGTGTTATAAATACGTCTAATATCCACAAATTAACAAACTTAATATCAGCCTATACGATACATTTGTTTGAAGTAATACTTTAAGTACGAACAAAAACAAGTGTAAAATGGCAGTCCAACCAAAAGACACCATCCAGGAAGAACAGTTGGAGGCTCAAACCCCTCCGGCTCCCGAGATGGAAAAACCATCCGAGAGATGGCGCAAGCGACTGAAAGAACGCAAGCCGGATGCAGATTTCGATGCTGATCCGGAGGCACTTTACGGTGCGCTGGATGAGTACGACCAAGAGCTGAGCGGCCAGCTGGGTAAGTACAAGGAAGCTAACGACAAGATCAGCGACCTTTTCTACTCTAACCCC